CAGCGCCAGCCTGTCGCATGCGCTCGTAGACGCCGAGAACCTGCGGCGGGTTTCGGGCCACTGGGGCGCGGAGTCGACATGACGCCACCGCCAGTCCTCGCGTTGTAAAGATCCCGCCCGCGCAGATCGCGCGGGTGCGGGACCGCCGATGGCCGTTAATCGTGGCGAGACAGATCCTCGTCGGTGTGCCGGGTTGCAGCCCGGCATCCCCCGCCCGGCTATCCCGGACGTGAAAGCTTTAGCTGGCTGGTGCAGGTGCCTTCCGCGGCGCGAACGCGACCGCTTCGACGCCCACCGCCTCGTTGATGTCCAACAGACGTGCCTGGATCGGTTCGATCTCCAACTCGAAAAACATATCAACCGCCTCACTAGGCTTGCCCAGCGTCGAACCCTGCGCCGGCACGATGCCTAGAAGCACGGGTGGCGTGCGGTGCGCCGCCAGTACGTCGTCGCGCGTCGCGTTCTTGATCCCCATGAACTCGTCGTTCGCGCCGACCTGGGCGATCGGCAGGATCTTGATCCCGCCATCCTTGCCGCCAGGTTGGTGGACGAAGAGGTTGCGGAAATTACCCGGCCCCTTTGACCGCTTCAGCGCGTCGCGGATCGCATTGACGTCCCCATCGGAGAACTCGCCGGTCGCGTGCAAGATGAAACCCGCATGACTACCGTTCAGATAGTATTTCCGGCGAAACAGTGTGGCGGCTTCATTAAGCAACGCAGATTGCAGCGCCGAGATATACTCTGGCACGCCATAAATCTCCTGGTTGATATCAGGCTGCATGACCTGAATCACGCTGCCGGGCCGAAACTCGAACTCCGACGCTAAGTTTTCCACGAAGAAATACCGCCCCTCTTCGATCCCCCGACGTGTGAATTTAGCTAAGGAATGATCGAGGCGCATCAGTCCTCCAATGACGCTCCGGCGCTGCTCGACGAAGCCGAAGCCGAACACCAGATAATCGAACACCAGCTTTTCGAACGCTCCGCGCGACAGCCAAGGCGTCGGCATGAACGACCGCACCAGTAGGTTGCGCTTCAGCAGGATGGCCGAGCTATGATGCGGGCTCGCGCGAAACGATCGGGCCAGTCCGTCGACGCTAATCGGCGGTTCGAACCACCGCCCGTTATGCGGGCATTCCAGCATATCGAGGATCTCGCGCCGGCTGTTGACCGGCTCGGGATCCCCAAACGAAAATGCTGCCACCGACGTCGACTTCTCCGGCGTCGTGACGATCGCGCCGGCTCGGCCGGCCTCGTGACGGCCCATGCGGCGTGCCTTGCCCATTATAGGATCTCCATAGTCGACTTGGGCGCTTCGCGGCCGTCGAGCGGTTCGTTGTTGAGGACGTGCATGATCGACCAGGCGAGATCCGCGTGGCCGTCGTCGCCGCCCCGGCCGGCCTTGAACGTGACGTTCCGGCCGCTGGTGGTCAGCGTTTTCTTGATCGAGACGAAGGATGAAACGACATCGAGCCAGCTCGCATCGAACGCCATGCGCCCGCGCGAGATCACATTCTGCGCCTTCATGATCATCATCGCCTTCACCTCGAGCGAATATTCGATCTTGGTGACGCCCTTGATCCCGGCATCGGGCTTGGCGAGCAGTTGATAGACGCCGGCGCCGACGCCCGACGCGTCGATGCCAAGGAACGTGCAATTGTACCGCGACAGCATACCCTTCACGAAGGTGGCCTGCTGTTCGAAGTCGAGGCCGCGCAGCGGGTGGCGTTCGAGAAGGCGGAAAGCGCCGCCCTGGACGAGCGGCGGTGCCATGATCGACAGCGACGCATTGTCGCCGTTCTCGCTGTTCTGCGGATCATAGCCGGCCCACACGGGTCGCTCGCCATACGGGCGCGCGGCTTCCGGATTGAAGTCGGTCCAGTCCTCCATGGAATCGCAGCCGCACTTGATCAGGTCGTTGAACCGGAACGCGGACAGGCTGTCGTCGACGAAGTCGCAGTCGAACAGGTTGGCAAACTCGTCCGGCGCATATTCGTCGCGCAGCTCGTCGATGTCGAACAGGTCGCACCCGGCCGCCTCGGCATCGGTGATCGTCACGATATGCCGCCAGATGCGATCCGGCCCCTGCGCGCCGTCCTTTAGCGCGTCGTGGCTGACATCGATCTCGACGCGCTCGGCTTTGGCGCGTCGCCGATTGCGCCGCTCACCGGTCCAGTAGGGATAGGCCGCATGCGCGATCGTCGACGGCGTCGAGAAGTAGGTTTTACGCCACTTCTTGTGCGTTGCCATACCCGACGCGACCTTGTTCAACTCCTCGAAACTATGAACCCAAAAGAATTCGTCGAAGTAGAAGTTGCCGTGACGGCCCTGCGCAGTGCGGAAGTTCGTACCAAGGAAGTGTAGCTCGGCCGCAGCCTCCTCCGCCGGGCGTAGGTCCGATGTGATATTCATTGGATCGCCAGCAAGACTGACGCCGACCAGTTTGGCAAAGCTCACGATGTAGCTGCGGAACTGGTGCGCCTGCGCCTTCGACGCCGATAAGAATATCTGGTTGCGACCGGTCTCGATCGCGTCGATCAGCGCCTCGAACGCGAAATAGTAGGTCGCGCCGATCTGTCGCGACTTCAGTATCATGCGCGTTCGGAACGACAGCGCCTCGAACCACGCCTCTTGATACCCGTACAACTGGTCGAGGAAGATCGCCTTCAACTCGGCCGCCTGATCCGCGGTGAAGTGGTTCTTCTTCGCCTTCTTCTTTTCACCCGCGTTGCGGTTCGCGACCCGGTCGTTCAGATCGCCGGAATGACCGCCTGGCGCTTCATAGCGGCGGACCTTTGCCAGGCTCTCGACCTGGCGGCGTAGCGCGTCCAGCTCGGTATAGTCCGCGCCGGTTTTCTTATCCTTGCAGATCAGCACCATCAGGCGCGTCTCAAGGCAGTCCTCCAGCTTGCGGATCGACGGCGCATCGTCCCAGTTATGACGGCGCGCCCAGCTCTTCACCGTGTCGTATTTTACGTCCAGTTCGGAGCTGATCTGCGCCAGGCTCCACCCACGCCAGTACAGGCTGCGCGCCGCGCGGATCCGTTCTTCGACGGGCAGGGTGAGTGGGTCGGCAAGGATCGACATGGCACCGCCAGCCTAGCCACGCCGGCACGCCCCCCGCCCCCCACGGCTCTTGTAGAAAGTAATTCTACAAGAGCGCGCGCTTGAGGAAGGCACCGTATTCGGTCCCTGTTCGACCTCGCTAACGGGCGCTTGGCGCGCCGCAACCGACCGAACCGAGGACCAGCCGCCATGGGCACCAAGAGCAAGCCGTTTCGCATCTTCGTCGAAGGTGAAACCATCAGCGATGGCCGCAAGGTCACGGCCGAGATGATCGACGAGTGCGTCGCGACCTTCGCGCCCGCCACCTACAGTCCGCGCATCAACATCGAGCACGTCTCGGGCTACAGCCCAGAGCCCCCGTTCAACGGCTATGGCGACGTCGTCGAGGTGGAGGCCAAGACGGACGACTTCACGATCGCCGGCAAGGTCGAGAAGCGCCGTGCAATGTACGGCGTCGTCGATGGCAACGACCAGCTCGTTTCGCTCGCGAAGGCCGACCAGAAGCCTTTCCCCTCGGTTGAGCTAACGCCCAGTTACGCGGGGAGCGGCAAGTTCGGCATCATCGGCTTGGCCTTCACCGACACCCCGGCGTCGATCGGCACCCAGCGTTTGCAATTCTCGAACCGCGCGCCGGGCAGCGTGTTCGCCTTCTCCACCGACGCGGTCACGATCGAGTTCGAGGCCAAGAAGGCCGAGGACGAGAAGGTTGAAAGCATCGTCGATCGCCTGTTCGCCGCGGTCACCGCCAAGTTCAAGCCGGTCGAGCCCGACAAGCCGAAGGATGAACCGAAGCCCAAGCCAGCCAACGACAATTTCGATCCGGCATCGTTCGCTGCCGACATCAAATCGATCGTCACCGGCGTCGTGACCGCCGCGCTCAAGCCGATCACGGAGACGCAGACCGCCCACCAGCGCGATTTCGCCACGCTCAAGACCCAGCTCGCGAACACCGAGCAGTCGGGCTTCTCGCGCGCGCCCGCGTCGGGCGGCGGGGACGACGCCGTCACCGACTGCTGATCTCCAGCCACCCGCCCAGACCGCCAAGCCTTCACAGGAACCGCCCCGATGCTCAACGTAACCCGCAACAAGTATGACGCCTACACCCAGCAGATCGGCAAGCTGAACAACGTCGCCGACCCCAGTCGTTCGTTCGAGGTGCTGCCGTCGGTGGCCCAGACGCTGCGTGCCAAGCTGAAGACGTCCAGCGACTTCCTGTCGAAGATCAACATCATCCCGGTGGTTGCGCAGGAAGGTGACAAGGTCGGCGTTGGCGTGAAGGGAACGATCGCTAGCCGCACCGACACCCGCGTGAAGGACCGCGAGCCTCGTTACCCCGGCGATCTCGACGAAACGCGCTACCGTTGCGAGAAGACCGACTTCGACACGCTGGTGCGATACGAGACGCTCGACGCCTGGGCGCATCAGCCGAATTTCCAGACCCTGCTGCGCGATGCGATCATCAGCGCCAAGGCCGTCGACATCATCACGATCGGCTTCAACGGTGTGAAGGTAGCCAAGGATACCGACCCGGTCGCCTATCCGCTCCTTCAGGACGTCAACAAGGGCTGGCTCCAGCACATCCGCGAAGACGCCCCGGAGCGCCACGCGGCCGGCGGTGACCTGAAGGCAGAAACCCGAGTGAACGGCGTCGTGACCGTACCAGGTGCGATCTACGTCGGGGCTGGTGAAGTCGGTGTCGAGGTCGATTACGTCAACATCGACGCAATGGTGTTCGCCGGCATCGAACTGCTGCACGAGAACTACCGCGAGGATACAGACCTGGTCGCGATCGTCGGCCGCGCGCTCGTCAACGACAAGTATTTCTCGATCGTCAACGCATCGGGCGACAAGGCAACCGAGCAGCTGGCGCGTGACGTACTGCTTTCCGACAAGAAGATCGGCGGTTTGACCGCGGTCCGCGTCCCGAAGTTCCCCAAGAGCGCCATCCTGATCACCACGCTCGCCAACCTGTCGGTCTATGAACAGATCGGCACCGAGCGTCGCAAGATCGAGGACAACGCCAAGCGCGACCAGATCGAGAACTACGAGAGTGTCAACCACGCCTATGTCGTCGAAGACATGGGCAAGGCGGTGCTGATCGAGAACATCGTCATGGGCAAAGCCCCGGCCGCGCCTGCGCCGGCTGGCGGCTAACCCTTTCCCCCCGTTCCCGCCCCCACAGGACACGCCATGAGCTTCGCTCGACGCCAGGAACAAATCCTAGCCATGAAAGCGGCGTCTGCTCCTGCATCCGGGGGCGGGCACACCCGTACCGCCGCGGTCGTACCATCGGCCGCGGCGGACCAACTCCCCATCCCCACCGGCAACACGCCGGCCGCCCGCAATGCCGCGACCGTTGCCTTGCGCTTCCGCCATGATCGCCAACGCCTCAAACAGATCAAATCCAAAGAGCTGAAGGTCGCCGCCAAGCGCCAGATGCTTCCGGAATATCAGGCGTGGTGTGATGGGCTGCTGGACGCCGGTCGTAGTGTCGAGGGTCGGCAACTGGAACCCACTGGCGCGGACGATGTCCTGCCGAGCATCATGGTTTGGTGCCTGGACGTTGGCGACTGGACGCGCGGCCTGATGCTGGCGAGTTTCGTCCTCCGCTTTTCCATCCCCATGCCGAAGCACTTCGTACGCGATGCCGCGACGCTGGTCCTGGAAGAGATCGCGGACGCGGCGTTGCGAGCGCAGGCCCGGAGCGAAGCCTTCCCGTTGTACGTGCTGGAGGCCGTCGAACTGCTGACGGACGGCATCGACATGCACGACGAACCCAAGGCCAAGCTGTTCAAGGCGATCGGTGCCGAACTCGTGCGCGCAGCTGGCGAGGCGACCGGCGACGCGATCGTGCCGACGATCGAGCGCGCCGTGGCCGTGCTGACCCGCGCACAGGACAAGAACGAACGTGTCGGCGTGAAGACGATGCTGCGCGGCCTCGAAAAAGCGAAGGCCGCAGCCATCAAGAACGCCGACGCCAGCACCGAAATACAGGCCGGCGACACCGCCGGCTGACCAAGCTCGCCCCCGGCGCTCGGGGACGGATCACGCGAGACGGGAGGCCTCCGGGCCGCAGGGCCGTCGATCGACCTGATCCCCACCCCCGTGAATTTCTAGGACCGTTCGATGGCCGACTTCCTCGTCAGCTCCCTGATCGCCTTCGTAGGCGTCGCCGCGTTGGTCGCAGCCGTCGCGATCACGCTGGTTGGTGGCATCCTCATGATCATCGCACGTAAGGGCGATCGACCAATCGAGCTTGAGCCGCGTCGCTTCGCCTGGTGCGCGATAACGCTCGGTGTGCTGTTGGGGGGGAAGGCGTTCGACGTCGTCGCCAGCGTGTCGCTGTGACCGGCCTGATCGCAACCGTTCTACCCGACGAGGACACGCCTGCACCCGCGCTGATCGTCAACGACGGGTTCTTGCCCGACATCGATCCCGCCGTGTTTCGCAAGCAGCATCGGATCCGCGACGCGGTGACGCCAGATCGCGCCCGCGAGGCGCTGATAGCAGCGATGCTGGCGGTCTATCGCGATCTCGCCACCTGGGCATTGAGCCACCGCGCAGCGGGCACCCGGAAGCTTGACGACGTGCGGCTATCGGATGGGTCTATCTCGACGATCGACGGCATCAACACGCTTGTCCTGCTCTACCAGCGCGCCGTCTTTACGGCCGCGAAGGCGGAAGTCGTCGAGCGCTATCGCGACGTGGATCTGACCAGCGCCGGGCAACGGAAGGCCGAGGATCTCGAACCGAG